AACATCTCCTGCAAGAACTGCATCAGGAATACTTAAATCAACTTCATTTCCATCTTTATCAAATATCTTACCTTCTTTAGCAGCTTCAATAGCTGCACCTGATCTTTCTATTCTTGCTCTTCTTTCAGGACTTGCTGTTGCTGCTCCACCAAAACCTGTTTCTAAAGCTTCTTCTTTTTCCCCTGATCTTTGATTAGCTAAATCTGCTTTATAGTTATCATAACTTTTAATAAAAGCTACAGCATCTGATTGACTTCTAAATACACGACTTCTATTTTTGATAGGTACTCGACTATAACCATCATTAGTCATTCCAATATTACCTTCGCTATCAACCCAATAAATTTGCATTAAGTATCCTGAATTAGGATCACCTTGAATATTATAAGCATTATTACCTTCAGCAATATATTGACTTAATTCACTGGCTGTTGTTAAAGGATTAACTAATTGAGTTTCGCCTGTTTCTACATCTATCCAACTTCCTTTTTCTGCATCCCATGTACGATTATAAGTTAATTCTTGTTGAGACATTGCCTCTGTAGGCTGCCAATTTCCATCTTCATCTTTAACCCATCTTGGTTGAGGATTGCCATCTGCATCTAATACTTGGTTTCCTGATGAATCATTTACATAATCATCTGAATACACAGCAGTAGGTGTAGGCGTAGGCGTAGGAGTCGGTGTAGGAGTCGGTGTCGGAGTCGGTGTCGGAGTCGGAGTCGGAGTCGGTGTAGGTGTAGGTGTAGGTGTAGGTGTAGGTGTCGGTGTAGGAGTAGGTGTAGGTGTCGGTGTAGGAGTAGGAGTTGAAGATTGTTCATTCTCTCTTCCTATTTCTTGCTCACGTTCACGTTCATCTTTATATTGAGCACTTGTTACCGCTTCCCTTACTTCTTCTCCTATTGCATAACCTACACGACCACCATAAGTATAGTCTTGTCGAGTTCCTTTATTATACCTTTTTCTTTGTTTAGTTTTATTCTTCATTATTTAACCTCGAAAAGCTTGTCAAGTTTCTCTTCAATTTTGTCTAACGTATCAAACACTCGGTTCATTCCATCTGATAGTTCTTGTTTGGTTACGTATTCTTTTGCCATTTCTTCTCTTGTTTTATTTAAAAGTATGTCAAGTCTTTTAAGCTCTGACGTGTTTGAACGAATGCTGTAAAGTATAGGAGCTACAACTAATGTTAGAAATATATTCCATAATAAAAACATTGTGTAACCTGTTAGGTCCATTTTACTTTACTGGATTTTTAATTAAATTAACTAGGTACGTTAAACCCGTTATCTGCTGTACTTAATACTTGTGGGTTAGTAATAACGCTATCAAATTGTAGTGCAAATATTGTATCCCAATGCGATACAGGACAGATAGCTACTAAGTCTGCATTACTCCAACTATCTTTAGCTTTAAGTGTAAAGTTTGTTGCTGTTACATTACCATCTATATCATAATCTTTTTGTTCTACTGTAGTAGAAAATCTTGATTTATAGTAATCTGCATCACCTTCGTTATTATTTTTATAAACCATTTCTATATCCCATCTATCAACTTTGCTACTGCTATTAACATATGGAATACACTTTGTTATTGTTTTTGTTATTGCCATTTTTTACTCCTTGTTTTCTAATTCTTCGATTCTTGCCGAAAGTTCTTGTACTGCCTTAACCATTAAAGGCATTAAAGATGCTTCACCAATACGTTGTCTACCATCAGCTTCATCTTCTGTCCACATATCAAAGCCATCTTTTAAGTTATATCTGTCAATAACCTCTTTGACTTCTTGAGCAATAAAACCATGATTGGATTTACCATTCATAACTCTTTTTTCAGAATTTGCATTATGTGCTTTCATTTCTGAGGGTACGTCTTTAGCTTTTTTCCATCTAAAAGTAACAGGTCTTAAATCATTTATAAAATCTAAACCGATTTTTTCGTCTTCTATATCTTCTTTAAGTCTTATATCAGAAGGTGCTGTTATTGTAGTAGCACCAAAAGCAATGTTAGAGTCAGTAGTTCCATCACCAAATGTAAAATTACTATTACCCGAACAAGTTACGTTTTGCCCCATAGCAATTTGATTACCACCGCTAGAAGATGAAAGAGAAGTATCAGTTCCTATACATACATTCTGACTTCCAGTCACTATGTTATCACCAGCATTTTTACCGAGTAAAACATTATCATTACCAGTTGTTACAAGATCGCCAGCAGTTTTACCAACACCCACGTTCCTTGTACCTGTCGTAAGAGTATCTAAAGCAGCTTTACCAACAGCAACATTATCTGCTGCGGTACAATCATTTAAAGATTCTCTACCGATTGCTACGTTAAAGTTTCCAGAGGCTGCTCCCAATGCCTCTTGTCCTACTGCTACGTTACCACTTGATGTCGTAGAATTGTGAAGAGCCAAATAACCAACTGCTGTATTTTCTTCACCACCTGTCTGATCTTGTAAAGCACCTTTTCCTACAGCAGTATGTTTACCACCATTAGTAATTGAGTCACCTGCTTGTGAACCAACAGCCGTGTTGTTAGCACCTGTGGTATTTGATAAAAGTGCATTTCTACCTACCGCAGTATTATCATCTGCTGTTGTATTCGCTTGTAAAGCATTAACCCCTACTCCTGTGTTGTTAGTGCCTGTTGTGTTGGCTAATAAAACAGCATAACCAACACCTGTGTTATCAGAAGCTGTTGTGTTTGCTGCTAGAGTGCTTGTTCCTATAGCTACGTTAGTTCCTCCTGTCGTGTTTGCTGCTAAAGCTGCGTAACCTACTGCTGTGTTGTTAGCTGCTGTATTGGCTGCTAATGCTGTTCCTCCTACTGCTGTATTTGCTGCATTTGTGGTAAGTGCAGTCAAAGCAGACCTACCTATTGCTGTATTGTAGTTACCAGTTGTTATAGCATCTCCTGCTCCTTGCCCTACTGCTACATTGTAAGATGCTGTGGTATTTGCAGATAAAGCACCTGAACCAACTGCTGTATTTTCTGCACCTGTAGTGTTTGCAGTTAAGGCTGTAGTACCAATGGCAGTATTGTCGTTTGCTGTGGTATTAGCATCCAAAGCTGTAGAACCAACTGCTGTGTTTCTTAAACCTGTAGTGTTTGCCACTAAAGCATTTGCACCTACTGCCGTATTGTTATTTGCTGTAGTATTTGCTCGTAAAGCATCTTTACCAACAGCAGTATTACTAGCACCTGTAGTGTTTAAACCCAATGAATCTACTCCAACTGCTGTGTTGTTATCTGCTGTAGTAGTAGTAGATAAAGAAAAATATCCGATTGCTGTGTTCCCTTCTCCTGTTGTTATAGCATCACCTGCTCTATTTCCAACTGCTACGTTTTGTTGTCCTGTGGTGTTTGCTGTAAGTGCGTTATAACCAACTGCTACATTACTGTCACCAGAAGTTAAAGCTGCAAAAACATTAACACCTAAACCTGTATTTTCGTCAGCAGCATCAATAGTTCCTGTAGTCGTATCTCCAATCATTATGGAGCTTGTACCAAAAGTCTTACTGGTTATGCCGTTATAACTGGCTGCTGTAGAAGCACCTGTTGTAGCTAAATCTCCGCCCACACTTACATCATCTGTAACTGTTAGATCGTCTTGTACTTTTAGGTCTACTGTAGAAAGACTAGCAAAAGCGTCTGTTACTGCTGCTCCACTACCAGCACCATCCAGGTATACTGCTTTAGTATCACCAGCTGGTATGGTTACGTTAGCGCCTGTGCCTTGTGAAATAATTATGTTTTGAGAACCAGTTGTTCCGTTCTCTATGAATTGCATCCTGTTGATTGTGTTAGGTGCAATCGTAATCGTACAGGCTGAATCTAATGTACCTGTATATTTAACATACATCGCCCTTACAGGGTCTGTAGCTCCGTCTGCTATCGTAGATGTATGTGTGTCTGCGTTAGTGGTTATGCCTTCTGTTCCAAAGCCTAAAGCTTCACCAATCAGTTCCAAATTTGTATTTGTCGTATCTCCCCAAGTTCCTGACGCATCACCTGTCGCCATTTCGTTGAGTCTTAGATCATTTACGTATGTGCTTGCCATTTATTGTTCTCCGTTCAATTGATTATATTACCTTTCTTCTGCATAGTTAAGCAACATCTTCCCAGTTAGGTGTTTGAGTTTCTGTTATGTCAATAAAATTAGAATCTTGAGTATCCGTAATATCGCTGTAATTTGGTGTTTGCGATTCGTCAATTAGACTCCAAACAAAAGGATTTCCAACTTCTCCCGTAGCTGAAACACCAGTTACTGATATATTAGCTTTTGCTACAACCGTAGGGGATCCTACCGATCCTGTTGCAGAGACACCATCTACATCAAATCTAGCGTTGTGATGTATAGTTACAGAACCTACAGATCCTGTTGCGCTAATGCCAGATACAGGAACATTTGCCTCACCATCTACATCAACTGATAAACTTCCTACACTACCTACGACACCAGGTACACTTGCTATTGCTTGAGCGTTTACTCCAGCTTGTGGAGCGCCTGTTGTCCCAACTTGGCCAGTAGGCGTTACGTTAGCCTCTGCGTCTATGGATGGTGTGCCTAAAGCACTTGTAGCAGCTTGCCCTGATAAGGTTACGTTAGCTTCAGCATCTATAGTTACTGTACCAAGTGCGCTAGTACCTGATTGTCCTGTAGGGCTTACGTTGGCTTCACAATCAAAAGTAGGAGTACCTACTGCGCTAGTACCTGCCTGACCTGCTGGTGTTACATTAGCTTCACAATCAAAAGTAGGTGTGCCTACCGCTCCAGTACCTGCTTGTCCAGAAGGAACTACATTACCTTCAGCAACTATACTTATAGATCCTACAGCAGAGGTAGCAACTAAAGTAGAAGGAGTTACATTAGCTTCTGCGTCTACACTTACAGTTCCTAACGCAGAAGTTCCAGCTACACCAGATATGGTGAAGCTTATAGGTACAGAAGCGGGTTGACCCCAAGGACCCTCGCCCCAGCCAGCTCGACCCCAACCTGACATAAAGAGGTTAAGCTATTCTTATAATGGCCGTACTTGCCGCTGCGGCAGGGAAAACTACAGTAAAGTCTCCAGCGGTAGATGTTTTATCACCACCAAAGTCTATAGTTGCTACAGATTTATCGCCGTTAGTATCGTTATAAATCATACAGCCTCTAGCAGTTACGGTAGCCGTACCAAAAGTTAAATCTGCAAAGTCTGTAAACCCTGTAGTACCAGCACTTGTTGGCGCTACTTTAGTCAAAGCGTTTCCACCAGAAGTGTAATTAGTTCCAGTTGCTTGTCCAGTTGTAGTAAAAGCTGTTGTAGCCGCACCTAATGTGGCTGAACTTGTATATAAAGCAAGTTTAAAAGCATTACCATTAGTCGCAAAGTTATGTGTTGCAGTTAATAGTTCTTTTTTAAAACTTGTAGTTAATGTGGATGTAATTGCCATATCTATACCTTTCTTATAATTTTAGCAATATTTTCTTCGCCAGACTTTGTAAGCTCTTGAATTAAACTTGCTTTATAAGATTTTATAGCATTATTCAAGTAAATCAAACACACTCTATAAATTAAATCTTTATAGGCTCTTGCCTGTTCTTTTATGTGTGGCTCATTATCATCAGAATAACCACATATTTTGTCAGTTAATTGTTTTGCCCAAAACTCAGGAGGATGTCCTCCGTAGTTAGAAGTGGAAACTTCAACTAATCCTAACTCTGGTAAACCCTCTGGTGTTATCTTGTCTACCACTTATTAGGATCTCCTGCTTTAGACTCCTTGAGATGGCTATCGTATCTATCCATATACATTACTTTTTGCTCTTGTTCGCCCCTTTCTATTTGGCTTTTATTAAATACACGTAGTTTGTTTTCATCATCATGCACAATTACTTTAGGATCATCTAAACGGTGATAGCCATATAATTTATCTTCTACGGGGATTGATGTATCTAATAATGTAGAAGAATTAGCCACTTCTACTAACATACCTTCGTTTTGACATTTAGACAGCCAAAATTCTACACATCCTCTACCTGCTTCTGCAAAATTTAAATTTCCTGTATAGGTAAAATCAACACCAAACATTTTCAAGCACCCAACTTTGTTCCAAAGGGCAAAAGCTATAGCGTATGCGACTGTATTGTTCAAATAGTAACAATTTAAGTCTCTTACCACTTCTTCTACTGGAAATAAGACTAAACCAGGTGCGCGTTCATCTAGTTCGCATGTATATATTGGTCCTTCATGCGTTTTGAGTATCTTTTTCATTGATTCTGTTTGTCCACCAGCGTCTTCACTGTCAAAAAAACGACTCGCTGGGTCTAACATAAAGATTCTGTCGTGAAATATGACGTCAGCTACGGCATTTATTGCCCATACTTCGTCAAAATGAACTCCATGTGATTTTGCAAGATTATAGTCAAACCAACTTCGGCCCATGCCTACTATGGCGACTGTCTTGCCTTCAAGTTTCTTGATAGGCTTCATACTTTCTCCTTTTATTTAACTTACACTAGAACGAAGCGAGTCATAGCGATATTCATCGCGTCTTCCTCTGGCTTCTGCTCTATTTTTCAATCTAGCTATATCTTGTTGGAATCTAGTTTCGTAAGTGTTGAGCAAATCTGGTTCACCCTTCATAAAAGTATAAGCCTCAACTAATGAGCCATATAGTAAAGCATCTCTTGCATTTTGCGAAAGCCAAGTTCCAGCTGTAATGGAAACTAAACTTGCAGGTCTGTAGAGATAGTGCAGCTCAACTGAATAATCAGCGTCTGGTAATGGCGCGACAACGATAGTAGTTCCAGCACTTACAGAAGTGTTGTATTCCTTATCAAAGTCAGCGTAGTATAAAGGCAGTCCTCTTAGACTGGTATCAGTTATATCTGGAGCGTACTCCTGCATAAAACTGGGGTGTTTCTTTTGCAAAAACTTATAGTCGCTAGAACTATCAATTACTGCTAAAGAAAAACTTAGAACAAAATCTGACGGACACGTTAAAAAACGATTTCCCGTTGTTAGATTACCTGATTGATTTTTTCTAAAAAAATCTGACTGTACCAAGTTAAATATACGATCTTCAGCATTTTTTACAAAGTCAGGAATCGTAGTATTAAACGTAGATTCATTATTATCTGTAAAATTCTGAATTAATGTAAATAACTCGCTATAAGTCATGTGATAATTGTAACGCTTCCTAATGAAGCTGTCATTTTTGTTATTGTAAAGTTAGAACCTAGAGTTGATGGGTTCATAAAATCTGATTGAAATATAGAACTACTGGTTACTACTACAAATCCCTCACCTACTTCTAAATCGTTATTAGGTCTTGGATTGTATAAAGCTTCTGAGTCTGTAACCACAGGAGTTGGGGTTAGTTGGGGAGCTTTAGGTTCAAAACATTCTGGACATGTTTTTAAGTTGTTCCATTCTTTCTTTAAATCGTTAAGTTTATATTCAAAACCACAACGATCACATAGACCTAAAGCAAATTTTCCTAAAGCGTAAGCCATTAATAACTACTTCTCATAGATGGTTTTAAACGGAAAGATGCTCTGTCCTCATCTTGTTCAGCAGCTCTTTGGAACTCTTCTTCATACATACCTTTGAGTAGTTGAGTTTTTTCTGGCGCTCTTTTTACAGAAAGGTAATAAGCCAAACCAGCAGCAAAACAAGGATAAAAACGAAACGGCATATCCATTGTATTAATTGCAGTATCTGCATCATCCATTCTTACTAATTTATTGAATACCAATATATCTGTAGAGTTTTCAGGAGCAGGCCATACTTTTATAGCTGGCGTTATAGTCTTGTCAAAAAAGAATTGAGATGGTCTACCTTTGGTTGTTTTGGTAGGTATATTCAAATATTCAGAACGACTTATTCTGCTTATATTGATGTCATTGTCTACATTATTTGTTGTACGACGTACGACCATATCTAATATATCTATTACATTGGTATTAAGTGAGTAAGAACTAGTACCTTCTGTTAACGTCTGCGTAGTTTGTTCTATAGTCCATTGGTTTAAGCCTCTGTTAGCCCATTCAGCTAACATAATATTTATAGATCTTTTTGCTGTAACAAGATCGTATCCTGTACGCAATTCTAGTCCACAACGCTCAAAAGCCTCTTCTATAAACTCAGTTACGTCGGGTTCAAAATTTGTACTGTTTGATGTTGCCATTACTTTTTCTTTTTAAGAGATCTTTCTATACGAGCCGCTTGTCTAGCATGCATTTTAGAAGCATTTTTCAACTCCTTAACAAGTTTTCTTTTTTCTGCAATTGATAATTCAGCCATTATTCATCCTCCGCATATAGGTTATCAAAAATTCTGTTTACGTCTAATGTATAGTCTAAATCAGACTTTGAATAATGTATATGTGCAGAAGGTTTAAAATCGGGTGCGCCAGAACCTGTCTCAAACCAAGCTGGATGTGTGACTCTTACGCGATTGTTAGGTAGTGCAACTATATTGCCAGTCCATTCTCCAGCGTCTAATAGTTCTAATACGTGACTTTGTTTATGTTGAGCAGGATCATCAGCTATTTCATTCTCTGCATAATCTACAGTAAACATATATTTAGCTGGATATAAATTACCGTCAATTTTTGCCATCCAGGGACAAGGTGTAGCTCTATCTATAACGTAAACTGCATGATGATGCGAAGAACAGTCCCAAGGTTGCGCATCGTGAACTGCCATAGGTTCAGGCCATTCAGAAAAAGGCGTATCGCCTACAAGTGCGGTGATTGGCATCCTAGCCCACATAGCCCCACCATGTACTGTATCCTCTTCCTCACCTTCAGCCTCTATACCTGTAAATATTACTTGGAAGCTTAAACAGCGACATGGCATTGTTGTTACAGCCACTACCATAGCGTGTAAAAACTCACCGTGGTATTTTTGATGGTTATGGGTGTATTCTTTTCTTACCCAACATTTAAAATGTGGGATATTGCTTTGTAAATAAGCCACGTTTAAGGCTTACTAAGTTTGCCGCCTTTAGAGTATCCTTTGGATTTCATAGGACCGCCCTTTTTCATTCCTTTAGATTTCATCATGCCGCCATTACGCATCCCTTTAGACTTCATTGGTCCGCCATTACGCATACCTTTAGACTTCATAACGCCGCCGTTTTTCATCCCTTTAGATTTTACAGCACCACCTGCCGCATATCCTTTTGTTTTCTTATACATATTTACTCCTAATAAACTTTTGTCATTTTCCGTCGATTGTTCATCACTTTACCACAACCTCTCGCTATAAATTGTTTTGTTGGACTATTTACAGGTCCACCTTCAGATTTTTTTGTTCTACCGTCTTTCCAACTAATTCTAGCAGGTCCTTTTTTCTTTTTTGCTGCTGACGTACATTGTGCTTTTGTAGGTCTACATGCAGGATAACCTTTTCTTTTTTCGCCTTTTTGTCTACCGCATGGTTTACCTGTCTTGCAGTCTACCCATCCTGTACCATCGTTTTTAGAGAACCAATCTCTTAATGTTTCTTTTTTTGCCATTATCTTCGTCTGTTAGACATTACAATACCTTGTCCGCGGCTGCTTACTGGGCCACCTGTAGATTTTTTTTGTCTTTTCTTGCTGTTACCATAATTAGCTGCACCAACTTTTCTGCATTGTACTAATCTGCCACTAGCATACGCTGATGGCCAAACTTTAGCTGATCTTTTTACTTTACGATAACAAGCATCTTTTTTGCCTTCTGCCATTAGCATCTCCACCTTTTACGTGCTTGACGTAATCTTGAGTTAGGGTCTTTAGCCGCTTTAGGAAATTTCTTCATTTGTCCAGCAGATCTAGCACAATAAGATTTACGTCTTTTAGCTGCTTTACTGCCAGGTTTTACCTTTTTTGCTGTAACTGCTGTTTTTAACTTAGAACCTGGGTTTGCTTTACGATGAGCCGCAACACCTTTCTTAGTCATACCTGCCCCACTTTTAGTAGGGCGGTAATTAGCTCCTTTGCCTCTGGTTGTTCGTCTTATTGGTTTTTGACGAGTTGCCATTTTTTAGGCGTGGAAAACAGTAATGTTAGTAAAAGTGCTTTGCGTGTATTGAACATATATACCGCTATCAAACAATAAACCATTGTCAGGTACGGTAATATCTCTAGTTACAGTAGCGCTTGAGACACTACCTAGTTTGAACACGCTTGTTCCAATTGGGGAAGTTGTTAAAAAATCTAAAGTCCCACCTGTAGCAGCACATACCATATTAATACCTTGCAGCCTACTTCTGCCTGCAAAGACAACTTCAGCAGCAGAATTATTAATTCCTGCTGAAACATTACCTGCTGGGTTACCAACTGCTGTAATACTAGCAATTGTTTTAAAGTATTTAGTTCCAGTAGCAGTTCCAGCGTTTGCACCTGTTATTGATTCTGTTTGAGAATCACCATTAACATCAGTACCAACTACGGTAAACGATTTACTAGAATCATTACCAGCAGATAGAATAGTGACTACTCTTCCTGAATCAAAGGTACAAGAACCACCAGAGGCTAAAGCACCACCTATAACAAGTGCTGCGTTATTTCCTACTGAGGCTGCTACTGATATTCCATCAGCATCTAAAGCCTGAGTGTCTGCGGTAATAAATACCGCAGTTACATCAGAGCCAGTCATACGACCTGCCATAATTTACTCCTATTCGTTTATTATTCTGCTTATGCACTCATAATGTACGTGTAGAGCTTCAGCAGCACCTGCACCAGCTTCAATTCCAATATAAGGAATGAAGTCTACATCATCAGTTAAAGCAGCAGTTTTAGTTACAGCAGTATCTGGTTGTAAAGCTGTAGCTGTTGTACCACCAGTAGATCCTGAAACATTAGCTACATTATATTGAACACCGTTAACAAAGATTGTTGCTTGTCTGCTTGAATCAATCTCTATTTTAAGATGATAAATAGTATCAGCCGCTACAGTAATTGGTAATGCAGTTATAAAGTCAGTTCCACCAATTGAGTGTACAAAATGCCAAACTGTAAAGTCTGTAAACGCTTCTGAGTTAGTAGCATCTGTTTGGAATTTAAAATACGCTTGGTCTGCGTCTGTAGCAATTAACTGATCGTTAGTAAGCTTTAGACCTGCCCATACCTTTTGATTATCAATAGCTGGTAGGCTGATTGAACATTCCCAAGATACTGAGTTTTCAGTACCCCATAGTGTATCTGACCAGGCAACAGGGTTTGCTAAATGTGGTGTTACGATAGCTTGGTCTTGATCCGCACCTGCTGTAGTCATAACAATACCAGCACTTGTTGCATTTCTAGTAGATAACGCAGAAGTCATATTGGTTCCTAAAACTTCAAAGTTTTGATTACCGCCACTTACTAAGTTTTGTAATTTAGGAAATACTTTAACTGTTAAAGTTGCTGAAGCTAAATCAACAGAACCACCAGTAAAGTTACCTAATACAACAGTAACAGTATTTGCTGCTGTCACATCTGCTGTAAGAGTAAGACCAACCGTATCTACACCTAAAGAAGCTACTACGAAATCACCTAGTGCTGCTCCAGTTACAGTTATATCTTGTTCTTCTTCATTACCATCAGCTATAGATCCAAAGTCTTTGGTAGCTGAACCTATTAAAAAGGTTTGTAATTTTGGAAGTAAGTCCCACCATTCTTTTAGATAGTATCTTCTAGAATCTTGAACACCATCTGATATGGTTCTATTTGATACTAATCCAGATGTTGAATCTTTACTGACTAGATCAAAATTACCTTCGGACCTAACTGGCCCGCTAAATGTCGAATTTGCCATAATTTCCTCCTTGGGAAATAAGTCTTATCGTCTCGGCTAGTCTGCTAGGTCAGTCGATAAAACAAAATTATTATCCTAGTTTTTCCTAGTGTATAACAGATAATAAGAAAAATGAACAAAAAAAAAGGGAGCCTAAGCCCCCTTTCCTTTTATAGAGTTTACGCTCCTTGAGAACCGTATACAGCTCTAAAGTTAGAATATCCAAATG